CCGTGCTGGCCACGCCGTCGGTGTAGAGCCGGTAGAGCGCGTAATCGGTGGCGCCGCTGTAGTCGAACGAGCTGTCGACGTTGGGCGCAAAGGTCCCCAAGGTCGGCCAGCGCGTGATGACCCCGCGCACGCGCTTGCCGGTGTCGGCCGGGAAGGTCAGACCCGCAAACAGGTATCCCGGGCCGCTGAGGCCCGAGCTGGGAACCGCCTCGGCCAGCACGCCCATCGGGTGCCCGCCGTAGAAGTCGCCAGTGATGCCGGCAGGCTGTGCGCCGTAGATGTCGGCCATGTCAGGTCGCCTGCTTCACCCAGGCACCGATCTTGGTGCCGTCCGTATGCCATGCGGTCACCGCGTACCACGCGCCCTGCTGCAGCGCGCCGTTGGTGATCGACAGCCCCCCGGCGCCGTTGGTGACCTGGTTGGACACGGTCAGCACTTGCACCGCATCGGCCAGCCGCACGATCGACACCCACGGCACCGTGATCGATGCCTGGGTCACGTTGATCTCGTTAGCCAGCGACAGGCTGATCGTTCCCGGCAGCGCCCCAAGCGTGCCGGCGGCCGTGGCATCGGCCAGCGTGACGCCGCCGCTGAGGTCGCTGGACGAGCTGCCCATCGTGCCAGCGGCCGTGGCGTCCGACAGGGTGACGTTGCCAGCCAGGTCTGACGGGGCGGCCGATCCTTCAACCGACACCGCCATGCCGAACCAGCCGCCAGCGGCGCCGCCCTTGGTGCCAGCAATGGTGGTCGAGCCGGCTGCGCCGTCGCGGTACAGCGCAAGGCCGGACCAGTTCGCATCTTCAAGCGTGCCCCCCAGCACGGCCGGAGACGTGGCCGACCAGGTGCTGCCGTTGGGTGCGGTGAGGCCGCAGGCCAGCAGGACGGCATTGGTCGTCGACGTGACAGACCAGCTCGGCGTGTTGTTGGCTAGGCTGGTAGCGAAGACCGGCGTGCCGAAGGGCGACGTGCCGCAGCCGGACAGCGTGATGGCCGAGCCGCCGGGCTTGCTGTTGCCGTCCGCGTAGGTGACGACGATGGAAAGCGTGCCGGTGGGCACGTTGGCGTCGCCATCGAGCCAGAACGCTTTGCCGTGGATCGTGGTGCCGGTAAAAGTCTGGTCGGCGCTGAGATTGGCGGACACGCCATTGACGGTGACACCCGAAACGGTCGTGAAGTTGGCGCCACCAGATGCGTGCCCAGTGGCACCAGCAAACCCGAAAACAGCGCGGCCCGGAGACGATCCAGCCGACACCGAAATGGTCAGACTTGACGCGAAACTGCTGCTGTTGCTCGCGGCGGCGACGAAGGTCGGTTTTGTCATGGTGTCACCGTGGGTCGGTCCAGCCGGCCGGCTTGAATAGCCAGACCTGCCCGTCGTAGCAATGCGTCAGGTACACGTAGCAGCCGCCCAGGTAGTTCGACCACTTGAGCTTCCCGCCCACAGACGTGACCGTTCGGGTGAGCGTGCCGAGCGTCGTTGTCTCGGTGATCATTTCGGCATTGGTCGGCGGCCGAGGCGATGCGCTGGTGTTGGCCAGCAACGTGCAATTCCACGTTGCGGCGCTGGGGCTGCCGCTGGTGGGCACATCGATCTCGACCACGTCACCCAGCAGCGAGACGGCGACGATGGTGTTTCGCCGTGGGTCCCACACCCAGCCCATCGAGTGGCCGTTCTGCGCGGACCAGTTGTTCGCAATGCCGGACTGCGGGAACGGCCCGGCGATGTAGTCGAGCGAGCTGGCAATGGCAGCCGCACCGGTTCCGGTGAGGTTTGCCGAGGGAACGTAGAAGGCGGCGTTCGATGCGCCGGCGGTGGCAAGATCCCAGCCCTGGATCGGGTAGGTCTTGCTGCCAGCGCACAACGCCCAGTTTCGCGTGTGGCCCGTGGTCAGCACCATGACGCAGCTGTTGCCTGCCGCGTTGGCGCCATTCATCGCAGCACCGACCTTGGTGACAACGTCGCCGTGATAGTCCAGGCTGTTCAGCGCGATCCGGAACAGGCTTTGCGGTACGCCCGAGCCGCTGGTCGAGCTGAGGTAGGCCACATCGACGCCGCCCTCTTGCACCACGCGCAGCGCCGACAGCAAGTGCAGACCGAGCGAAGGCACCAGCGACGCGTAAGCAGTGTCAAGGCCCCAGTCACGCACAGACCACGCGCCAGCGCCAGGCATGTCGGCGCCGCCACTGCTGGCGCGATGGACGTTTGAACCGGTGGCGCCTGCGACCTTTCCCTGGCCTTGCTGGCGCGTGTCCAGCGTATACATCGGCAGCCAGCGCACGAACCCGCTGAAGGCGCCCGTCGGATCGCTGCTCAGGTAGGCCGACTGGCTGTTCGTATGGTTGGCCGCCGGGCAGATGATGGCCCGGTCAAGCGTGGGCGCGTAGTCGATGCCACCGAACGTGTGCGCGCTGTTGGGCGTCGACAGCGGGCCGTCGATGGTGACGCTGGCGGTGTTGGTGCCGCCAACGATGGTTTCGATGGTGTCGGCGCTGTAGAAACCAACGCCCCACTGGCGCGTACTGGCACGCCACACGTAGGTGCCGTTTTCGTTGGTGTTGGCGTGGCCGCCACCCCAGACGGTGATCTCAGCTCGCGTGTCATCCCACGCCATGCTGGACCACGCCAGCAGGATCTTGCTGCTGTGCTGTGCGCCGCCGCCTGCCGGGTAGTAGGGCTTGTCGGCGTTGGCTGCCTGATGCGCAATGAACGTGTCGCCGCTGGCATTGGCGCGCACCCACGAGTTCGTCGGCGCCGCGGCCAGCAGGTCGAGCAGCGCGCCGGCCGGATGCAAGGGCGCCATCGAACCAGCCGCGACCACGTCAGCCAGCGCCACCCCGCCCGTCAGCCCAGCCTGCTGGCCAACGATGCCAGCGGCCTGCACGGCCGACAGGTCGACATTGCCGGACATCATGCCGCCCGGCCACCGGCCGCCCGCAATGGGCTGCCCGGTGGCGGCGCCGTAGGTGCTGAGCGCGGGAACGGCCACGCCAGTGCCCGGTGGTGTGGTGGCCTAGTTGCCAGCCGTGAGCGTGAGGCCGGTCACCGTCACGTTCTGGCCGTTGACGACCGTGCCGGTGAACTGAACGTTGCCGGCGCCGACACCGATGTCAATGTCGGCCACCGGGTTGCCGACGGAGTCCTTGAATCGAATGAACGTGGGCGTGCCGTTGACGTGGCTGGTGTTGGTCTGCGTGACGGCGCCGACCGTGAGCACGCCGCTGGTCACCGTACCAGCCGGTGAGCCCAGGTTCAGCGTGGCCAGCTTGGTGCCACCAGGCGTGCCCAGCGAGGCCGGCTTGGTGCCGTTCCAGAGTTCGATCGTGCCGCCCGCGATCTGGGTCAGCACGCCGCTCATCATGGCGTTCTTGGTCGTCGTGCTGAAGGTCAGCGCGGCGGCGGCCGGCGTGGGCGCCAGCGTGATCAGGCCGGTGAAGGCCGTGGCCAGCGCCAGGGCGGCGACGGCGAAGATGTTGCGGAAGCGGTTGAGCATGAGGGCTCCTGTCGGTGGGGTGATGGCGGGCCTCAGCCCACCAGCTCGGCCAGCTCGGCCTGCAGCTGCAGGGCCTTGGTGGCGGCGGCGTTCTTGGTGGCTTCGTCGGCGTCGGCCTTGGCGGCCAGCTCCTGCAGGCCGGCGATCTCCAGGCGCAGCTCGTCGGCGCGCTGGGTGCGCTGCTCGGCAGCCAGCTCGATGGAACTGCGCGCGACGGGTGCACCGTTGGCGCGGGCGTTGGCAACGGCGTCCTTGTGCGGGTCGACGTCACCAGCCTCCTGCAGCGACTGGATGACGCCGGCAGAGGCTTCGAGCAGATGGCCGGCCTTCAGGCCATGCGCGGGAACGTCGCACAGCACAAGTGCGACCGTGGGCTTGGTTGCCATGGTGGATGTCCTTGCGGGTAGGTGGATGTCTCAGGGCCGCCGCCCGCGCGGGGCGGCGGCGGGCGCCATTGCGGCGCCGGGCCTGGCTGGCGTTGGACCGTCAGGTCGCGCTGTTGGCGTAGTACTTGACCGCGCCGCCGGCGTCGATCAGGTTGCCGCCCGTGCGCTGGAAGGCGACGAAGCCCACCTGGCCGTTCAGCGTGAAAGCGCTGTCGGTCATGCGGAACAGCGTCAGGTCCATCACGCGGCGGATCTTGTACTTGCGGAAGTCGCCACCCAGGATCGACTTGGCGTTGGCCGCCATGGCGGCCACGTCGTCGTTGATCGTGATGGGGCGGTTCAGCAGCCGGTCGGGCGCGCCGCCAGGGTTGCCAGCCTCGTAGCCGGGCACGAAGATCGGGCGCCCCTGCGTGTCCTTGATCTTGCGGACCACCTTCAGCGAGCTGTCGGCCATCATGAAGCCGAAACCGGGGCTGGAGCGGTAGGCGCGGTTGATGCTGTGTTCCAGGTCCACCAGGTCGTCGTAGATCACCGACGTGGTCTGGCCCGTGGTGCCGGTCTTGCCGAGCGCCGCACCGGTGACGATGCCACGCGGCTGACCCGTGCCCGTGCCGACGGTGAAGTGCGTGTTCTGGATGCGGCCCAGCCGCATGGCCAGCAGCTCCTGGATGTAGGTCTCGATGTCCAGGAAAGTGTCCTGGATCAGTTCCCACGGCAGCGCGATCTTCTTCGAGCTGTACTTGTAGACCGACAGCATGGTCTGGCCGAACGTGGTGTCGCCTTGGGTCGCGCCGCTGTTCTGGCCCACGATTTCGCCGACTTCCGCCGTGGCGTCGGTCGTCGCGAACGGCATGTCCGCACCGCCCGAGGTGCGGAAGATGCTGGCCACTTCCAGCATGCCCGACCAGGCCTTCATGGCCTGCTCCAGCCCGCGGTCGTACTCGGTGGCGACGGTGTAACCGCCTTCCGAGTTGGTGGTGGTGCTCATGGCACCTTGCGGGCGCACCATGTTGCCGTAGGCGGCACGGATCTCGTCGGTCTGACGGGCCAGCATTTCCTGGCGCTGCGCGTCGCTGAGGGCGGAGATGCCGCCCGACAGGAACGCCCGCACGGCGCGCGAGGTCTCGGACTGGCGGCCGGGATCGACCGTGGTGCGGTTGCGCAGGTCGTCCAGCAGCTGGCCGGACTCCTGGGCGGCGACTTGCGCCAGGCGGGTCTGCTGCTTGATCTGGCCGTCGATGTCTTCGATCTCGGCCAGCAGCGTGTCGAGCTTTTCGACCTCGGCCTTGGGCATGGCCGCATCGGCCGGGTACTTGTCGTTGATGACGTGGGCCTCGCGAGCCTTGACTTCGCGACGCTCGCGCAATTGAGCGAGTTTGCTCATGGTGTAGTCCTTTCGGATGGGCAAGAAAAAGGCCCACCGAGGTGGGCCAGGCTTCGGGTGCGCGAGGGCGCTACTCGATGGGGCACCGCAGCTGCGACAGGCGCAGGCGCTGGTGAAGGCGGTGGCGTTCGTCGGCGCTGGCGTGCGCCGGCGTCGCCGGCGGTTCCGGCTCTGCAGGCGCCTGCAGGTCGGTCGGCGGGTGCTGGTACGCGGACAGGCGCCAAGCCGCCGCGGGGCGCGTGGCAGCGTGCGCCTGGGCCTTGGCGGGCGACTCGTCCAGCGCGCTGGCAAAGCCGTGTTGCACGGCTTCGGCGCCGGTGAACCAGGTCTCGGCCTCGCACCAGCCCGCAATGCTGGCCCAGTCGTTGCCGGTGAAGGCAGCGTACGCGTCGTACATGGTGCCGTCGCACTTGTCGAGCACGTCGGCCAGGGCGCGCATGTCGCGCTTGTTGCCCATGCCCAGGGTCCAAGACTCGTGGATCATGTACTTGCTGTTCGGCGTGATGAGCACCTCGTCGCACGCGCAGGTCAGCACCGTCGCGGCGCTGGCCGCCAGGCCTTCGATGTGGGCCACCACGTGTGCGGGGTGGTCGCGCAGCGCCTTGCACATGGCCTCGACGCCAAACACGTCGCCGCCGGGGCTGTTGACCCGCAGGTGGATGACATCGGCCTGGATGGCGCGCAGCGCCGGCACAAAGTCTTGCGGGCATACGCCGCCCCACCATTCGGCGGTGAGACGATCGGCCACGATGGGGTCGTACAGGTAGACCGTCACCTCGCCGGCACCGGCCTCCTGCACGACGCGCTGGGCCATCGGCCGGTACGGCTTCCGGTTGTCACTGAGCAGCTGGATCAGTCGGTTGGGGCGCATTGCTGGCTCCGGTGTTGCGTTGCAGGTCGGGGTTCGGGCCCATGTTTTCCAGGCGCCGGATCTCCTGCGGGTCCATGAAGGGGTCTTCGCCGGCACGGCCCAGGGCGATGCGGTAGGCCTCGAAGCGAGACTTGAGGTTGCCGCGCTCAAGGGCGGCGGTGATGTGCTCGACGAAGTAGCGCGCCCGTGACGGCCACAGCTTGCGGTTGAACTCTTGCGCGATGGGGGTGAGCAAGCCCTGCAGCGTGTAGCGCACAAACGAGGCGCCCTGCTCTTCCAGGCCGGTACCCCAGCTGGTGGTCTTGGTGGTGATGCCCACCATGTGGGGCGGCACGCCCAGCACGCGGCAGATCTGCTCATCACTGAGCACCCGCAGCGCGACGATCTCGGCGTCCTTCAGGTTCCAGCTGAGCTGTGCCGGTTCCAGACCGCCGGTGAGGATGAGGGGCGCCCGGGTGGTTGCGGCCTGCCGCGAACGGACGCTGAGCGAGTGGTACAGCGCGTCGAGCTGGTCCTTCGTCAGCTTGCCCTGGGCCTTGAGCGCGTAGTCAAACGCTGCGCCGCCATTGAAGAAGCGGCCGCTGTACTGTTCCGCTGCCAAGGCCGCGCCGATGGCTTCGCGCGCAGCGTAGACGATGGGGCTGGGGCTGGTGAGGCCGTCGAAACCCATGCTCGGCAGGTGGATGACATCGGCAGCGTCCAGCACGAACTGCTCGCCCTTGGCCGGCGTGAAGCGGTACAGCAGCGTGCCGTCGCTCGTGGTGAAGGGCTGCACCCGCAGCGGGTGCCAGGGCTTCCACCCGATGACGCGGCTGCTGACCGGGCTGGGGCGCAGCAGCTGCGCAAAGCCGTCGCCGTAGAACAGTTTGCCGGTGAGCAGCATCGACCAGGCGGTGGCGGCCGACATGTCGTCGTTGGCTTGCTCGTTGAGCAGCCACCAATAGTCGTGGTCGGCCTTCTTGCGGTCGTTGCCCGCCCGTTCGTAGATGCCCACCGGCAGCGACGACACGGCGCCGGCCAGCAGGTTGACGCAGCCGTACACCGTGGCCTGGCGCATGGACACGTCGGCGGTGACCGAAATGCCCGATGCGGCCGCGGAGCCAAGGCCCAGCGCCTGCACCAGCTGTTCAGCGGTCAAGTCGGTGGTGACGCTGTTCTCACCGGCGGCCTGGACACCAGGAACCCAGCCGGAACGTCCGGCTCGCTGCGCATCCTGCGTCACCCATGACGACAGCACGCGCGAGTCATGGCGCCGAGCGGTGAGGTCGAACACGTTGCCGGCAGTTTTCATGCGATGGGATCCAGCACCAGCACGCCGGGCTCAGGTTCCTCGGCCACCACGGTCATCGCCCGACCCAGCGCCAGGAACAGCGCCACCGGTCCGTCGATCTTGTTCTCGTCGCGGCTCTTGGTGGGCTGCTTCAGGCCGCTGAAACGCGAGGTGCTGACCTCCACGTTTGACACCATCCAGGTGAACACCGGGTTGCCGTCGAAGTGCAGCTTGCGTTCGAGTACCAGGTTCTCGACCTGGATGAGCGGCTGCGTGAAGAACAGCGGGGCCTGCCGCACTTCCACCAGCGGCAGCCCTTCGGCCACCAGCTTGCTGGCGAAGTAGCGGCTGAGGGCCGGGTCGAACGGCACCTCTTGCACGTCGAAGCGGGTGCAGAACTTGCGCAGGTCGTCGGCGATGACGTCGAAGTCGGTGACGTTGCCGTCGGTGACGATGACGTGGCCGGCGCGCGCCCAGCCCTGCAGGTGGGCGTTGCCGCTCTGCTCGATGGCCGATTCGTTGAGGTACAGGCGCGGGAAGAAGTACCACTCGTCGCCGCGCTGGAACAGCAGCACCAGGGCGGCGAAGTCGCGCTTCTCGGCCAGGTCCATGCCGATCCAGCAGCGCTCGCCTTCGAAGTCTTCGAGGGTCAGGCCACCAGGCGCGCCGCAGCGTTCCCAGGCCTGCATGTCCATCCACGCGGTGTCGCTGCTGACCCAGACGTTCAACCGCTTGGTCAGGAAGTTGGCGGCGGCGCTGGGCTGGGCCACGGCCTTGCGGCAGGCGGCCTCCATGTCGTCGAGCTTGACGCTGACGCCCAGGTTCGGGTTGGCCTTGCGCCACACGGCGGGGTCGTGCCAGGCGTCACCTTCGTCGAGCGTGTAGATGATGCCGAACCAGGTGTCGTCCTGCACCACGCCTTCGAGCACCTTGATGGTGTAGTCGCGCAGCTCGTAGCAGATGCCGCTGCGGTCGCTGCCGGCGGTGGTGATGGCGCTGATGAGCGGCTGGCTGCGGGCGCCGGTGGCGCTGTCGAGCACGTCCCACACGGCGCGGGTCTTGTGGGCGTGCAGCTCGTCGACGACGCAGCCGTGGATGTTCAGCCCGTCCAGCGTGCTGCCTTCGGCGTTCAGCGGCTTCATGCTGGAGGCAGTGCCGGGCAGCGTGATGTCGTGCTTGCCCACCTCGACGCCGAAGCGCGCCAGGAATTCGGGCTCGCGCAGTGCCATGTTGCGGGCCACGTCGAACACCTCGCGCGCCTGCTCGCCGGTGGTGGCCGCGCTGTAGCAGTGCGCGCCGGGCTCGCCGTCGGCCGTCAGCAGGTACAGCTCACGCGCGGCGGCGCGGGTGCTCTTGGCGTTCTTGCGGGCCACCTCTTCGTAGCTGCGGCGGAAGCGGCGCAGGCCGGTGTCGCGGTGCACCCAGCCGAAGAGCTGGAACTCGCAGAACAGCTGCCAGTCGCCGAGCTTGATCTTCTGGTAGCTGAACTTGCCGTCGACGTAGACCGGCCGGGCCCACTCGCCCTTGATGTGCGGCAGCAGCTCAATGAAGCGGCAGGCGCGCGCCCCCAGGTTGCGGTTGAGCACGTAGGGGAAGTCGTCGGTGCCGGCGCGCTGCAGATCGCGCAGGAAGCGCTGGCAGGCCAGGCGCTCGAAGCGGCCAGCGACTTCGGCGCCCGAGGTGACGCGCTCGGCGTAGGCCACGACCTGGTCGAGGTACGACTGGGTGCTCACCGGAAGTCCCCGAAGCCCATGGGCAGCTGGTCAGGGTCGACGGCGGCCGGCGCCGGCGCGGGCTGGGCGTTGGCGTCGAACAGCTGCAGCTGGGCGCGGATGCCGGCGGTGACGCGGGCGCGAGCATCAGGCCGCAGGCCGAAGGCGGCCAGCATTCCGTGCAGCTTGGCCTGCTCGCGGTTCAGCACCTGGTACAGCGCCGACTGCACCTGCAGGCCGTTGGGCGTGCGGTCGAGCAGGGCCTCGATGGCGTCCTTGCCGGCGTCCACCGCCTGGCGCTGGCGGCCAGTGATCGCGCGCTCGACCTGCTCCAGCCGTCCGACGGTCTGGCACAGCATGGCGAACGACTCGCGGTCCACCGTGCTCAGCAGGTTGTAGCGCACCAGCTCGGCGCTCAGGCGGCGCCAGCACTTCTTCGCCTCGGGCATCAGCCAGCGCGGCGCGTCCGGCAGGCCGACCTCCGGGCGGAACATGCCGGCCAGGTCGAGCGGCCGGTGGCCGCGGTTGCCCTCCAGCACCTTCAGCTCGACCGGCTTCGACTTCGGGCCGCGGGTACCGGTCACTTCGACACCCCCCCCACCCCCAATACCTGCGCGCGCAGAAAATTGGG